AAAAATAATAAAAAATAATATGATTCTGCAGTATTTAAAATACCACTTCCAATTATTTTTTGGTATTTATATGAGCAGTATTTAATGGTGTTGCATTTACTTATATAATGATTTATTGCGGTGATATACTTTAGTATTAAACCCAGCATAATGTGCAAATTATAGAAATCTCTAGTTATATATATCTCAATAGTAAAATTTGTCTTAGCCATTTTTAATACTATATTAATTATATACTCGACATAGTCTACTATATATTTTTTCATTTGGTTGAAAGTGCAATTTTGCCGCAATATGGGCTAAATGTTTAAAAAAAACAATTGGGTTTAATGGCGCATATCTGGCTCCTAATATTTCCAATAATTGGGAAATCACTGCTGTCGATATTTTTTTGTCCCGATATTGCGGCTCTAAAAATATATGAGTTATTTCTATTTTTCCACCATCACTAATTGATAATTCTATATAGCCAATTGTATTGCCGCTCTTGTCAATTGCATATTTTTTCTCATCAATTGTCGATAGTGATATGGTTGGGTCATAAATGGAGTTGCCACAGTTGTATGATATGCTAATTGGCCGCGGAGATATTCCAAAATGCGGCAGTATTACAGTTCTGCAAATAAATTCCATATCTTTTATTGTGTGAATATTATTTATGTTATTTGGTGATGAAACTTCTAAAATTTTCCCAGCGCATACAAATATAGAAAAAAAACTATATCCGGCATGTTGTTCTGGATATAATTTTGCTGTATTTGATATAATTATTTGAATTTGGCGAGCCACTGCGGTATTATATACATTTATATCCTCAATATGCCCATCTTCAAATTTATGTCGATCATAATTATTTATTGGATTTTTATCGGATTTACTATTTTTTATAAAAGTTTCTTTTTTATAATGGTAACAATGAACAATATTGCCGCTTTTATAAACAAGAATTTGATCGCAAATAATAATGTGATTAGTTGCGGTATTTTTTTTGCCATATATTTGTTTGTTCATAGGTAATATGTTTTTTAATTCAGCTCCTTGATTTAAAAAATTGGCAGATATTTTTGTCCCATTTGATATATAATATTCATCATCTTGATATTTTCCAATGGCTAAATGAACAAAAGAATAATCTGTTTTTTCTGTAAAATATTTTGAAATTATGTTAGATTCTATAGCAACTTCTGAACTATAATATAATTTTGCAGAGATAAGATTTTTAATATTGCTAGGGCTTTTTATTTTACAAAGGCGAATATATAAATCGCCTTTTATATCAAATTTTAATTTTTTACATATTGCATCAATTGGAAATTGCACTCTTGATTTATGTTGCATTTTTTCAAAATAAATATAATTGTTTTTGGGAAAACATCTTGCGGCATATATATCAATAAGCAATGCAATAATGGCAGTTCCAATTCCTCTCTTTTGATGACTTTGAGAAATACCAATATTTATTGTCTTTGCTGCAGAAGATTGCGCCGATTGCGTCATTAAATCTAACAAAGATTGCGCCGATTTATTTAAATCTAGCAAAGATGCATAGCCAATAATATGCCCATTTTTTACGATGAGCCATATTTGTTTTGATTTTTCCAATAATATTGATAATGACATTGTTTTATAAAAGTGTATTTTATGCGCAGTGTGTAATTCCAATTCAGTTGCGCAATTAATTGGTAGTAAATTTAATCTATTTTCTATAAAAGAATGACTAAATGATGCCAATGAAGAATGAAACCCATTTGCAAATTCAGCATCAGCATCTGGTGGCAATATTAATCCAAAATATGGAAATATTATATAATTGGCAATAAATGAAAATAACCGATATGAAAAATTGGCATCAACAGATGGATGCTGAAAAGATCCTCTACGATTTATTTCTAATAAATATACATTATGGTCATCTGTAAATAATATATCTGCACATAATATATGATATCCAGAATCGGCTTCTTCAAATGGCCTAATTCCAGTTAATACAATAGCCTGACTTATTGTTTTTTTAAATTTTTCAAATTCTAATAAAGCTGTGCGATTTATTATTGATTTTATATCTTTTTCCCATGTGTATATTTTTTTAGTAAATTTTCCACCGGATAAATGTATTTTTTCATTTAACCAATCTGTTTGTCTATATTGTTCTTCGGCGGTTAAAATTAATTGAAGGTCATCTATATATTTACAATATGTAATACCCCATCTAATATAAACTAAAAAATAACCACGCATATGAAATTTTTTACCTTCTATAGTTAATGGATTTGTTATATATTTAGATATAATGGCCGCATTCTTTTTTGCACCTAATTCTGCCATTGCAGAATTTAATTCCGATTCAGATGTTATTACTTTAATTCCAGATTGGCGACTTTTATTTATTTTTAGAACATATATATCATTATTTTTAAAAAGAGTTTTTAAATCTGGAATATTACTTAATATGCTTGTATATGGCAAATATTTGGTTCCTAATGGAATATTATTTTGCATTGTATAATATAATTGTGTTTTTTCTGTTAATGTGCGATGTTGGTCTAATAAATTTTTTAATGATGCATGTTGTAATAAAAATGACTCTGCATATGCGCTTTTTCCCCTTTCATTAAATTGCTTCTCATCAAAGCCGCCAATTGATAGATGAACATTTTTTGTTTCTTTGGAAACTTCTACAAATGTAATTATATTGCTATGGCAATTAGTATTTTCTGATAAAACTTTGCGCAACTGTGAATAATCTAGGCCGCTATCCTCGCCATTAATAGAATATGTTAATTTTATAGAATCTATATGTTTGCCACCATAATATGTATTATAATATGCATTTTTATTTGCTATAATTAATAATACTAATGCCAGTATTATAATTAATACAAAAAAAATAATATATATAGTCATTTTATATCTAAGAATTTTTATTTTATATTATAAAATTTTACTTAATTAATTCCATTCCAGACAATTCTTTTAGATATCTATTACTGCATGTTTCAACAAGAAGACCATTTGCATAAATTCCATAGTTCATATAATAATCACTATGTTCTAATGCAAGGTGATAAATAGTATGTGTTCCTTTATTTTCATATATGGATGTGCGCTCATCAACACAAGCCGGCAATCTATATTTATGATCTGTAATATAAATTTTTCCATTTACTTTTATTGTTTTTTCCATTTCTTCATTGTTTTTAAAATTATCAACTAGAATAGAATGACATCCAGTAATAATTAAATCTTCAAATAGTTCGGGATATTGTTCTCTTTCACACTTATATAGTTGATTTGGCATTCTTTCATTATGCAATGGATGAAACATTTGTCTCTTTCCAATCATAGAAATTGGCATATATCCATGTTTTGAAGTCTTAATTAAATCCCCAGGCCTTAATTCTTGAATTGGAACATAGCCAATATCAGTAAGAATTTTAGAATTTGATTTAAAACAGGCAATTGGGGGTGGGGGTACAAATGGACCAAGTGGGCCAAGAGAGCCTAGTGGTCCTGGTATTTGTGCTATTGTATTAATAATTATAAATGGTATAATAACAATATTATTATTATTTGAATAAAATAATAAATTATTAACTGCGCCCCATAAATTAATTACATTTGGAGAATTATATAAATCATTAAAATATGGCAATGTTGTAGATGCAATATATATTCCAGAACTTTTATCTGATACAAAACAATTAGAGCTATTAATATCAAATGATGCTAATATTGAGCCTGGATTATTAATATCAAAAATTGAATTATCTGTTGTGGTTATATTATTTACCTCATCACTTGTTATATTTAAAGTTCCAATCATACTAGTTAATTGTGTTAAATCAAAAACAAGCATATTATTAGTTTCATTATTATTGCAATCATAAAAACTAGTAATAACATTAGGAACTGGATTTCCATTTAAATGCCCATTAGGATTTGATGATTCTGCCGAATTATACCAATAATAATTTGGTAATGCCGTAAAATATCCATTAAATATATTTGTATTATCAATAGCCATAGAAATTGAATAATATTTTAATGCCACCCCTATTGGTAAAATTTGAGTAGATTGAGTTTGCCCTAATTGTGTAAAAGTATATGTACATATAAATTGACTTTGAAGTGGTAATTGTTGATTAATTGAATAAGCCATCACTTCTCCATTATATAATGCATATATATATTTTGCATTTCCGTATGGATTTTGATTATGTATATTTCCATATATTATATCTGCATTTACAAATGGGCCATTATTTGCAAATGTTTGATTTGTTACATCATATGCCGCAATGCCTACATTTGGTGCAATAATTGGAACAACTTCTGGTGCATAACCAGCTGGGTTTGATAATCCACTTAATAAATCATTTAAAGCAGTTACATTTGAAATAAATAAATTATCAGATGGATTTGGATTATTGCAATCATAAAATGATGTAATTGCCTCAATTCTAGTTGTTCCAGCTACATCAATATTTGCATCAATTGTGGAAAAAAATCCATTAAAAATAGTACCCCCATTGCATGCAATTGATACTTGGTACCAATTTGTAGATGCCATTTTAAAAAAATAAAAATTGTATTAAATATTTTAAAAAAATGATAATTTAAAATGAAATTATATTAATATAATTTAAAAAAAAATAAAAATTATATTAAAGATGCAATTGTAATACTTTTGGTGGTCAGGGCTATATTTTAGTACTCTTCAGTCCCTTCTCGGCATACGCATTCGCGTTCCCAGCACGAACATTCATACCTCATCCTTGAGATGTAATTTTCCTCAATTACTTTTTGTAGAAAAAATCGCTCCTCGGCTCTATTTCTTGGAAACTCTCCAGATGCAATTTTTTCCAAAATGACTTCATATCTTGAAAAAACATTATCTTTTCGAATAAATAATGGGTCATCATCTTCTGAAAAGAAGCGGCGCTCTGATTGCAGAGAATCTAATAATTCCGCATAATCAATTTTTGAATTGGCACAGTGGGCTCCCAAAAATAAGACAACTGCATACTTTAGTCTAATCAAGTTGTCTAACTGATAGTTAGCCCCTTCGATACTGGATGCGCATATCGCAATAATTCTCGTAAGCACAGTCGCCACTTGTCCTGCTGTATTCATAGTATGAACATCAGAATTTTCTCTTTCTTCAGATGAGTCTAAGAATGTACTAATGTGTGCTCCATTGACAATCATCTTTGATTGAGTTTTCAAGATTGAAATAGCTAAACCAGCTAAGATACTGTTTTCAGCTCCACCAGACATACACTTTATAATGTATTTAAATATGATTGGTAGCATCACATCCAAATCAAAAAACAGTCTCGTGTAATCAGACTCAACCTTAAACTCAAAAATGAGGCCATTGGAAATTGCAGCAGCGGACATTTTGTAGAGTAGACTTGTAATTTTTAATCTGTTAAGTCTGCTCTTTTGAAGATTATATTAAAACATTCAAATATATAATAAATATTTTTGATGGTTAAAGGGGGCTCTCATGGTGGGGGTTAAAGGGGGCTTGCCCCCTATCTGCATTTGCGCACATAATAATCATCAGTATGACAAAATTCTAATTCAAATGCTATTTTATGCATTTGTTTTACAAATTTAAATGATAGCGATATACTCATTGGGGCATAATATGCGGCTAATAATTCCATTAATAAAAATATTACATTTATAGATATCTTTTTTTTTCTATATGATTGTTCGAGTTCTATATGGGACATTTCTATTGTGGATAATTCATCAAATTGTTTCATATTTAAATCAATATGTCCAATTTTTATTTTGTTATGATATATATTAATTTTAATTACAGAATTTGATTCAAATTTTAATAAAATACATTTTATAATACTCCATTCTATTTTTGGATGAGTTGTTTTTCCAAAAATTGGCATTACAAAATCATTATGAGGCAATAATCCAAAATGTGGAAATATAGTACAATTTGTTAGCCATTT